TAGATAAGATGGCAGAGTTTAACAAGAAGTGCGACTCTGGCGAGATTGAGTTTAAGAAAGACTATCAGATAGACCGCTACTTGAGAGGCTTAGGCCAAGACGATTACAGGCCGAACGAACTAGACGAACACGATATATACTGGTGCGATGAAACGGACGACCTAGACTATCCGAACGATTACGATATGTTTATGGCCAGGCACGAAGCTAACAAGCGTGGCGAGCGCCAAGACAAGCTGAGTATTATAATTCCGAACTGGAATAATGGTAAAACTATCGGCAGACTGCTCGAAAACCTAATGTCGCAAAAGGTAAACATAGACAGAGCCGTAGAGATTATTGTAGTTGATGACGGTAGCACGGATAATTCAAGAGAAGTTATAGAGAAGTTTGGCCTAGTGCGCCATATATACCAACCGAATAGAGGAGTATCTAACGCTCGCAATGTCGGGCTTATGGCAAGCACGGGCAAATATATAACCTTTATTGACTCTGACGACAGTGTAGAGAGCAGCTATATCCGCACTATCTTTAGCGAGATGGATAGAGGCTACGATTATTGTGTGTTTCCGTGGATTGACGACAAGAGCGGCGATACGAAGTTCCTATTCTTCGATCTAGTAGGCAACGCCGCCGTTTGGGCATACGCCTTTAACTGGCGCACGATTGGCGACAACCGTTTTAGAGAAGATTGGAACGTGGCCGAAGATTTAGACTGGTTACAGCGTGTCGTAGTGCCAGGCAAGAACAGAGGACTATCCGACAAGCCTATCTATCACTATGACTGGAACGCTAACCCCAACTCACTCTGGAAGAGATTTAACAGGGGCGATATTAAAAAGGAGAGATAGTATGCGAACTAGGAAATTTGTAGAGATTTTAGGCCAAAAGATTACAGAGCAAAACAACAAAATAGTGATGCTCGAAAACAAAGTTAGAAAGCTAGAAAAGAAAGCCGAAAACCAAGATTGGCTATGCTCGCAAAGAGTCAATGCGGCAAAGGCTTTAGCGAAGCGTACGGCTTTTAAGATTGTAACCGAGCTTAACGGGCAAGAAATAACAGCTGAGATAATCCGAGATAAGCAAAAAGAGCTTGCGGAGAAGAAGCAGAAGTTAGAACGGGCGCTCAAGGCGGCAAACGAAGCCCTGGAAGAATTGGGCGAGGAGCAGGCATAGATGGGAAAGGAGCAAGACGAGTTTTATAGTTCGGCAGATATGGCACTCGAGTATCTAAAAGTCGTAGAGAAAAACACAGAGGCTTATGTAGATGCAATCATCAGACAAAAAACCGAAGCTATCGCAGCACTCAACCGAACTATCGAAAAATACAATAAAGCGAAGCTAGATTTTACAAAACAGGTGCAAAAACTGCTACTAGAGGACAGAAAGCTATCAAACAAGGTTGTAGAAACTTACAGAGAGTGCGAAAAAGTTTGCAAGCTACTCGACCAACGGCTCAAGGAGTGGGAAGATGGCGAAGAAAGATAACATCGAGCTAGTTATACCAGAGCAATATCAGGAGCTTTTCCAACCGAGCCAACAATGGCGACACCTTATATACAAAGGCGGCCGCTCGTCTGGCAAGTCGTATCAAGTAGCGCTCTCTAGGCTTATTCTAGGCTCGCAGAAGAAGCTTAGAGGGCTTTGTACCCGTGAATATCAGAACTCTATGGACGACTCCGTAAAGGCTCTCCTAGCCGACCTAGTGGCCAAATACGGCCTGAATGATTGGAAAGTGCTAGACAAGGAGCTACGCAATCTTCGCACAGGTTCAGAGATTCACTTTAAGGGCTTGCACAACAACGAGCAGACGATCAAGTCGTACGAGGGCGTTGACTGGTGCTGGGTAGAGGAGGCACAAAGCGTGTCCGCAGACTCTATCCATACGCTCGTTCCTACTATTCGCAAAAAGGGCAGCCAAATTATATGGACTTATAACCCTTTGACAGAGAATGACCCCGTAAAAACAGAGGTCGAGGACAGATATAAGGCTCGTGGCACGGCTTTTGTGTGCCATATTAACTCTGACGATGTAGAGGAGCTTTTAAGCCCGGAAATCATCGAAGAACGAGAGGCTATGCGTGTAGATAATCCCGACTTATTCGCTCATGTATGGCTAGGACAACCGCTAACAAGCAAAACAGGCTCGGTATTCGGCAATCAACTTGCAAGGGCAGAAATGGACGGCCGAATTGGCAATGTGCCTTATGATGCAAGTGCCGGAACGTACGCTGTATTCGACTTAGGTATTAGCGACTCAACGGCAATATGGTGGTATCAGATGATAGGCCGAGAGATCCATTTTATAGACTACTACGAGAACTCTGGCGAAGAATTAGGCCATTATATATCCATGCTCCATAACAAAGGCTATAACTATACAACTATCTATCTTCCGCACGATGCCAAACAGCGAGAGTTACAGACAGGCAAGACTCGTGTAGAGTTTTTCGAGGATAACGGCTTCCATAATATCGAAGTATTGCGCCCTACTAACTTTAATCTAGGCGATGACGATATAAACCTTATCGCACGCCCAACATTTAGCCGAGTTTGGATAGATAGAGAGAAATGCGCCAGAGGCCTAGAGTGCCTAAGAGCCTATCACTACGAGTATGACGAGAAAAACAAGCTACTTAAAAGCCGTCCTGAGCATGACTGGTCTAGCCACGCTAGCTCGGCATTTATTTATGCCTGTATGGCTGCGACAGAGTCTAGCGAAGCGCAAGAGATAAATGTAACCTTTAAGACATACACGCCGAAAGCGTTTAGACCAAAAAAAGATAATAATTCTTGGTGGTAAAATCGAGTGTGGTATAATGACGGTAATGGCGATGTGTCGATAGACACGATGGCAAGAAAAGCCAATAAATCTAACGATACAAAAGATAAAGACCCAGTTTTAAGCAAGTTCCTCAAGTTTTTTACTGACTCTTGGACTTATGCACAACAGAACTACCACCAGACTTGGGAGCGTAACTGGAAACTCTATCGTAATATCAGAACTGAAAAGAACCACCCAGGCACTATCGAGACTTTTGTGCCGATGGTAAATAGCACGGTAAATACTATCGTAGCCAGCCTTTTTAACTCTAATCCATCAGTTAAATATATCCCTAACCGAGCAGACCAAGACGATGAGACGGACATCTTAAATGATGTTTATCAGGATTTTGCCCGCAGAGACAGTTGGGCTTTGAAAAATAAAATAAACGGCCGCCAAGGCATCATAACCGGCAACTATTTTGCATACTACGAATGGCAGCCAGACGATAACGGCGGATTCGTCCATAAAGAGATAATTCCTATCCGTGATGCTATTCTCGACCCTAATGCACGCAATATCGCCGAGGCTAAATATGTTGGCCGCAGATTCTTTACTAGCAAGAAAGCGCTCGAAAACGCTCTAATTTTTGACCCAGAAACGCAAAAGACGGTAAAACGCTATAAGAACCTTGAGAACATCACAGAAAACGCAACAGACGGCGGACTAGATGCGCAGAGCGACAAGGCTATCAAAGACACGGCGCTCGGCTCTGTATCCCCAACAAAAGGCTCGCAAGTCGAGATTATCGAGATTTGGACTCATGACGAGGTAGCAGTTATTGCTAACCGTACTACTATCATCGAACACCGAGAAAACCCATACTACACGCTAAATAAGAGCAAGTTCGAGCAGCGCCGCCTAGAATGGGAGATTAAGCGCTTACAGACCTTACAAGAGTCCGCAGGCGCAAAAGATATTGGCGAGTTTAGTGAGGAGTTTAACAAAGAAAGCGCCGGTCTTATCCCATTCGCACACGGTTGCGACTATCCAGATGTATCGCTTATCTATGGCTCAAGTGATGTAGATATTATTGCGGACGAGCAAGAGCTTCTAAACACGCTTACAGACTTGAACGTAGAAGCCATTTTGTATCAGCTATTCCCAGAGAGGCGTATAGATCCAAAGTTTGCCGGCAGGGTAGATAACCTAGACCCAGCACCAGGCAAGGTTTATCCGTTGCCTACTGGCGCTATGGATTGGCAAACACCGCCAGCAATTCCGACCAACGCTTTTGCAGAGCGTAACAATATCAAGGGCGAAATTAGAGAAGCCGCAAGCGTATCTGAAATCAGCAAGGGCATTACAGCCACCGATAGCACGACAGCGACCGAAATTAAGGCCATGCTTGGACAGGCAGATATTAGAATCCGTGAAAAGGCAGACAACTTGGCACAAGGCTTCTTTATGCAAGAGGCTACAATCGTCTTCAAGCTACTCAAGCTCTATGCAGATGATAACTATATGATTCGCAAGGTTGGCGAGGACGGTATAGACTTCGAGCAAGTCGATATGGCTCGCTTTATTGGCGACTATACGCCAATGGTAACGCTAGACGTACAGGCAAGGCTCGAACAGAGCGAAAAGCAGGAAGCCTACACGAACGCTTATCAGATGATTATTGCAGACCCAACGAACAACCTAACCGAAGCTAAGCGCATCATGTATCCGAAGATGATGCCAGACCTATCGCAAGAGGAAATCATGGCAATTATCACGCCAGACCAGCAGGCGCTACCACAACCGCAACCGAATCCAGAAATGCAAGACCTAGCAACGCAAGATATTAACGCACTAGACCAAGCCAATATGGCCGCACAGGAGCAATTAGTATAATGACCCAACTATCCGAAGCAGAAAAAAGAGTTATAACCCTATGGCTCAACACCGATACAGGGGCAACTCTGCTAGAGATGATTAAAGAAACAGGACAGAGCTATTTAGACGAGGCTATGGTGGGAATAAGCCAAGGCCCACAATACACGCACGACAGAGTAGTAGCAGCGCAAGCAATCGACACTATATACCAATGGCTAAAGGCGTATAGAACGGAAGACAAGCCCAAAGAGACAGAAGATTAGCCAAATCACAACATACCAAGCACCTTTAAAACTAGGTTACAAACAGGCCAACAATTCGGCTCTACAAGTAAATATTACTTAAAAATCCGGCAATGGGCCGGCGCATCGCCAAATGTGGTAGAGCCGAGCTGTTGGGAGCGAAAGCCCCCAAGCAACACCATCTAACAATTTTAGGAGAGTTCATGGACGAACAAACTGGAACCGCAGACGAGTTATTGTTCGAGGCCTCTGACATGGAAACGGTAGCTAACGAATCCACAGAAGAACAAGCCCCAGAAGATAACGGCAGCTCGGCAGTCGAGGAAACCAAGGAACAATCGGAAAGCCAAGAGCAAGCTAACGATGACCCAGCCGTAGAATCGACAGAAACTACGCAAACTGGCGATGCGATAGACGAATTTTTGGCCAAAAAAGGTATAAACCCTAGCGACCCTAATGCTATTAGGAAAATCGCAGAGATGTACCAAAACTCCGAGAAAGGCTTTTACAACAAGTCGCAAGAAGCTGCGCAATTACAGCGCAAGCTAGCCCAACAGCAGACCCAACAGGCCTTGCCAGACCAGCAAGCACTATCGGAAGTGCGTGCGATGCGTATCGAAATGGATACGAAAGAATGGAAAGCTAGCCACAATCTATCAGCCGTAGATGAGCAAAAAATGGTGGATTATATCAACCAACCGCTCACAGATAGGCAAGGGAACGTAGTTACTAATCCATACACAGGCGCACCATATACGAAAGGCGTACTGATTAACAACGGCCAGCTTACCCTAGACGAAGTATATAGGCTAGCAGGTTGCGGCGCTCAAGAAGTCGATACCCTAAAAGCTAACCTCCGCAAAGAGGTAGAAGCAGAGATGGCGGCCAGACAGGCGGCAAAGAGACCAAGCAGCAACGCTACGGACTCCACGCAGTTTGGCAAAGCTGAACAAGAAGACCCATTTTTGGCCGGATTGTTTAGTGAATAATCGCTATTAACCTATTTTTGGAGAATTTTAAAATGGCAGTCAATTTGGCTACTAAGTATGAATCCAAGCTAGACCAGCTCTTTACGGCCGGTTCTTACACGGATGCTTATATTAACAAAGACTACGACTTTACTGGCGCAAAGACCGTTGAAGTTTATACCGTTTCTACCGTTGAACTATCGAACTACGATCGCACTAATACTGGCGACCGCTTCGGTGGCAACAACGAAATCCAAGATGTCGTAACTGCTTACACTATCGGCAACGATAAGTGCTTCAAGCTCACGATTGACGAGGGTAACTACCAACAGCAGGCTCTCGCTAAGAAAGCAGGCGAAGTTCTTAAAGCTGAGATGGACGAGAAAGTTATCCCAACCATCGACAAGAACCGCTTGCTAAAGGCCGCTATCGGCGCTGCAGCAGTCTCGCAGTATTATGCTCCAACCGCTAACGATGCTTACGGTGATGTTTTGAAGATGAGCGCAGCTCTTGACGAAGCTAAAGCTCCGCAGAGCGGCCGTGTCCTCTGGGTTACCCCACTTTTCTACAACCAGATTAAGAAGCAAATCACGACTACTGTCAATGCTTCCGAATATAACGGCAAGTTGCTTGGTAAGGGCTTCGTTGGCGAACTCGATGGCACTCCAGTTGTCAAAGTTCCGTCCAGCTACTTCCCAACCAACACCAGCGCAATTATGTGCCACAAGCGCTCTCTCTTGGGTGTTGAGCAGATTAAGAGCGTTAAGATTATTGACGACTCCGAATTGGTTGACGGTAAAGTCCTCCGTGGCCGCTTCATCTATGATTCGTTCATTTTGAACGGCAAAAAGAACGCTGTTGCTGCTATCGGTACTGGCTCTTTGAGCTAATTTGATAGCCTAACGGCAAACTGACTCTTTATCTATAACTAGCCCATTCCTACGGCCGAGGAGTGGGCTTTTTATTGTGGTAAAATATACCTAATGGCGGTGCGAGTGCATATTGTATGGACTCAAACTATAATCTTGCAGGCCTTATAGCTCGTATAAAAGACAAGCTAGACGACCAAGAGTACCCAGAGGAAACTATTGCTCGTTTTATTAACGATGCCTATTTTGATGTCGTAGGAGACGAGGAGTACCAATTTTTGGAGAAGATTTATCAGTCGGCCACGCAAAAAAGTGGCATTTTGCCGCTCCCTGGCAACTATCAGAGCTTATTCACGCTAACGGCCAAAAATCAGCACGGAACATTCCCGCTCGAATATATGTCTAAAGAGGACTTTTTCTCGCACGATAAAGACTCCGGCGCAAAGACCTATAAATACACAATCTTTGGCGACCAACTATTTTACGACTTGCCAGATATTACGGGCGAAACAGATACGGACGGCGAGCAGATGTTCTACGATCTAAAACTCTACTACTTAGCCAAGCCAAAGATGCTAGTAAATCCAACAGACAAGCCGCTAATTCCGTACGAGTTCGGCGAGATTCTAGTTTTGGGCGCTCTAGCACGTTGCGAACGCCGCAGAGATAACTTCGACTATGCAGGCGTTTACGAGGCTAAAATGGACGAGCTAACAACTAATATGAAGCTACGCTACTGCCCACGCCAGCTTGCGAACGAAAACAGGGCTAAATTGCCAGTAAGAGTGAGGACTTGGAACTAATGACCATTAAATCTAACTACTCAAGGCGCAGCATCCCGAATATCGGCACAAAGCGCTCGCAGCCTATTACCACCAACTTTGCAAAAGGCATATATACCTACAAGCCAAACGATACTATGGGCTTGGATGAGATTCGCTTGGCGCAAGATGCTCGCTTCGATAGAGTGGGCGAATATGGCACGAGAAAGGGCTTAAAGGCGCTCTCAAGCAATATTATCGGCTTAACGGCTATTGGCACGGTTACAGGCGCTACAACGAGCCTAAAAGCCATTACGAACGTATATAGCTATAC